TCTTTCGGGAAAAAACCCAGAAGATATAGCAAAAGGACTTACGTTTGACACGGCAGGAGCGTTTTTAGCAGGTCCTATGGGGCCGATGGCAGTACCTTTTGCCGCAGCTTTAGAGACAGGATATGACATAGCTTCAAGCCCCTATTCAGGTTTTGGGTTTGGACACTTTGGATCAGGGTTTCTCAGCAATCTTACAAGCGGTGTTTTTGGCACAAGTATTGATGATCAAGCAAGATCACAAGAGATTTTTGAAGAAAATATTGAAGATTATTTTACCTACACAGGCTCTCCAAAAGCGAACGAGCCTCCTTTAGGGCTAGGTTATATTGGAAGATTTGAAGATGATTGGGAGCTTGATCAATTTGGACGAAAAAATACTCCTGTAAAAGAGCTTCAAGAACAAATAGAAAAAGCACGTAGAGAATATCTATTAAATCCTTTTGATGTTCCGATAGAAAGCGAAGAAGGTTTTAGCCCTACAGGAGGTTTATCCTTCAGCGCTCAGAGTGTTGGTGTATTTGGTCTTGACGATGGAAACTGGTTTGATGACAGCAGCGGCGTCTTTGATTCAGGAAAGTCAGGCTCTTCAGGAGAAAGTTTCGGTAACGATCCTTCAGGTGGTGACGAAGGACTTATTTAAAAGCATTATTTGACGATACTACTTAACAAGGAAAGATAAAAACAATGGCACTTATTCAACCTAACATTCCCGAAATGGAATCACCGCCGCCTTTAGAGGCTGGTGTAGTAAACGAGCCTATGGGTGATCTTCCTGTAGAAGGTGGAGTTGAATCCGTAGAGGATGATATTCCTACTACAGCCAAAGAAGGCGACTTTATTCTTCCGTATGAATCAGTGCTTTACGTAGGACTTAACAACATTAACATTGAAGTTAAGAAAGCTATGAAGCAAGCCCAACAAGATGGCATTCAGATTGAAGGTGCTGATCCTGACTCTGATGTTCCCATTAAGATTTCTAACTTTGAGTATCGTATTCCAAAAGAGCTTGTAGAGTACATTGGTATGCAGCGTCTTGAAACCTATCGTGAAAAGGGCTTAGAGCTTCGCGCACAGTTAGAAAAAAGTAGAGGTGATAAAGAAAAATCTTTTGTACCAGAACAAGCACAAATGGCGGCACAAGAAGAGATGCCCCCAATGCAAATGCCACAAGAACAGCAAATGCCCGCCCCTATGCCACAAGAACAGCAAATGCCCGCTGCTATGCCCCCACAAGCTGCGCCTTCTATGATGCAAATGGGCGGTATGGTTCAAAAGCCTAGCGGTGAAACAATACACTCACCCTCGCAGGGTAGTCCGCTACAAAGCCCGTCTCCGATGCAGCAAAAGAAAAATGAAGAAAGAAGTGTTCTTGATATGCAAGACGGAGGGCTTGTAAAAAATGTTAATAGAATCTGAGTACTTTACGCACTACGAAATGCAATGCAAATGTGGCTGCGAAGACGCGCCGATGCAACCTTTGTTTATGAACACTCTTATTGCAATTCGAGAAGAGTTTGACAGACCTATGACCATTACGTCTGCATTTCGATGTGCAACCCACAATAAAAAAATAGGTGGAGCAAAGAACTCTCCACACTTACACGGCAAAGCTGTAGACGTTGCTGTAAGTTATGCGGATGCTTACGACCTTTTACGAATAGCTTTAGAACACGGCATGACAGGTATTGGCATAAAACAAAAAGGATCACCGTCTGGACGATTTATACACCTTGACAACATGGAAGTTGGAGAAGGGCGTCCACGACCAACAGTTTGGAGCTACTAAAACGCTTCATTTACCGGAGCGGCTACCCGAATACAAATCGGCCCCGCTATTTAACTACTCCTCCGCACGGCTACCCGAATATAAACTTTCGGCCCCGCGAGAGAAAGGAGATACAAACATGACTGACACTATGACAGACGATAACGAAGTACTTGAGCCTACCCCATACGAGAATGCGTATAGACGTACTCTGAATGAACCAGATGAAGAATCTTTGGACCCCGCTGTAGAAGAAGCGGCTACTCCTAGCCTTACTGAAGGTATCGTTCAAAAAGAAGATCACGATTATAAGAAAAGATATGATGATCTTAAGAAGCACTACGATACTAAACTCAATGAGTGGAAACAAAACCGTGAAGTTCTTGAAGCAAAACTCAAGATGTCGGATACACCTACTCAAAGAATAAATGAGCTTCCTAAGACAGCGGAAGAACTTGAAAGCTTTCGTGAACAATATCCAGATGTATATGATGTGGTTGAAACAATCTCTTCGCTTAAAGCCAATGATAGAGTTTCTGAAGTAGAAGATCATTTGGAGGTACTGCGACAAAAGGAAGAAGAGGCAGAACGAATTACTGCTGAAAAACAACTTACCGCAATGCACCCAGACTTTACGGAACTTAAAGAAAGTGACGACTTTTTGAAATGGCTAGAAGAACAGCCATCCAGTATTTCGGATGGTGTCTATCGCAACAATACTGATGTTCGTTGGGCCGCAAGAGTGATTGATCTGTACAAAGCAGATGTCGGCCAAACCACTACTAAGTCAAGACGATCTGGTTCAAACAAGAATCAACGTGAACAAGCAGCGCAAGCTGTTACACGTACAGCATCAAATCGAGGCTTAGAATCTTTAGGACCAGATAAAAAAATCTGGACAGTAGAGGAAATCTCCCGGCTTAAACCGTGGGAATTTGACAAATACGAAAAGGATATTGACGCCGCTTCCCGTGAGGGACGTGTTGTTGATTCCATTTAAATTTTATTTTTAACATCCTAACAAGGAGAAACCAAAATGGCTTTTACTCGCGCCAGTGGTTATCAGAATCTACCGTCAGGTAATTTTGTACCCACTATTTTCAGCCAAAAGGTTTTAAAGTTTTTCCGCCGTGCGTCGGTAGCTGAAGCAATTACCAACACCGACTATGCTGGAGAAATCGAGAACTTTGGCGATACTGTGAACATTATCAAGGAACCGTCGATCACCGTCCGTTCCTATGCTCGCGGTACTACTGTAAATACGGAAGACCTGTCTGATGATCAGATTCAGTTGACCGTTGATCAAGGCAACTACTTTGCTTTTAAAGTTGACGATATCGAAGAGCGTCACAGCCACCTTAATTTTGAAGCTCTGGCTACCTCGTCCGGTGCGTACAGCTTGAAGAAAGCTTTTGACTATAACATCCTGAAGAACATCTACGACAACGCTGCCGCTTCTTCTGGCACGTTGGCTACTCAATCTACGTCGGCAAATACGGGTGATGAGGTTTCTGACCTTGTTGCACAAGCCGCTCGTAATCTTGATGAAAACGATGTTCCAGAAGAAAATCGCTGGCTTGTGGCCCCGCCGCAATTCTACGAAGTTCTTCGTGGCGCTGCGTCTAAAATCATGGATGCGTCGGTTACGGGTGGAAGTTCTCCGCTTATGAACGGTAAAGTTACGGACAGGCCACTTCACGGCTTTGATCTGTATCAAACCAACGCGATTGCAGTCGGCTCTACGGGTTCGGCAGCTTCGCACACTTTTGGATCATCTGCAACAAGTGGTCAGACTCTTATTCTGTACGGGCATAAAAGCGCAGTCGTTACGGCTTCGCACATTGCCAAGACGGAAGTGATTCGTGACCCTGATAGCTTCGCTGACGTTGTTCGCGGACTTCACGTTTTTGGACGTAAGGTTCTTAAGGGCAGCGGCACAGGCTTTAAGGGCGCGTTCAAGGGTTTGATGGACTTGGACAGTTAAGGGAGGACTAGAACATGGCTACTTATTCCATTACAGGTGGTGGTTCCACTGGTTTCTCCGCTAGTGCTGGAGAGGTTAAAGTTCTCAGTGTTGTTGTAGACTTTAGCTCTTCTACTAACGCTAGTGGTGATGTTTTCCAGTGCATCGAACTCCCTGCCAACTCATATGTCGTTACTGCCGGAATCGAGGTAATGACTGCTGACACGGCAGGTAATAGCGGTACTGTGTCTTTGGGTGACGGTGACGATGTTGATCGTTACATTTCGGCACAAACTATTGCGAATACTAACCTTGTTCCGATTCGCGCTCAAGCGGGTGCGGGTTCGCAAGGTACTGTGTCGGTTGGCTACGGTGTCTACACCGCTGCCGACACGATTGACGTTGTGATTGCAACGGGAGCAATTAACGCTGTTATTCGCGTATTTGCGCTTGTTGCCGACTATGACGGGCTTGGTCCAAACGAAGCTCAGAAGGTCACTTTCGCTTAATATATGATCAGTGAGAGAAGGGGGCGTTTTTGTTTCTTTCTCTCACTTTTCATAATATCAACACGGGATAAACAATGGCTACTTTTTTACAGTTGACAAATCGAATATTAAACGAACTTAACGAACCAGAGCTTACTTCAAGCACTTTTTCTAGTTCACGAGGTATTCAAACTGTTGCAAAGAATATGGTAAATAAAAGTATTCACGATATTTATAACTCTGAAGTAGAGTGGCCTTTTATTCATAGTGATCAAACAGATTCTTTGACAGCAGGAACACAAGAGTACGGTTTTCCAAATGACGCTCGAAAAGCTAACATAAATACTTTTGTATTACTTCCTTCTAATTTGATCACTAACGGAACTTTTACGTCAAACATAACTGGTTGGAGTACAACTTCTGGAACTCCTGCCAATGCTTCTGAACGACTAAGACTTAACAGTGCAGGAGCAGAACAATCTTTAAGCACGGTTGTAAATAAAGAGTACGTTCTTAGATGCCGTACCTTTTTAGGAGATATTACCTTAAACATAGGTACAGCTTCTGGAGGAACACAAATATCTACTCAAACACTTTCTATTGATAACTTGGGAGACGGGGCCTATCACACTGTAACCTTTACAGCCAGTTCTACCACAACAGTAGTAGGATTTGTAAACTCTGCATCTTCTAATCACGATGTAGACAATGTGGAAGTTTCGGAAAATATTTCTCCTAGAAAACTTACCTTTCTTTCCTATAATGAATGGTTGGATAAGTTTTCAGATCGTGATTTAAATCCCACCGACACAGATCAGTTTGGTATTCCCTACTATGTCTATGAAACTTTTGATGACAAGTACGGTCTTACACCAATACCCGACAGAGGCACTTTAAGTGTTCGCTATGAATATTACAAAACACACACCGATCTTTCAGCACACGGTGATAGCCCTGACTTACCGTCACGCTATGACGATGTTATCGTAAATCGTGGAAAGTACTACTGTCACATTCTTCGTGCAAACATACCTGCTGCACAACTTTCCGAAAAGGATTACAAAGAAGGTTTAGCGCGTATGCGAATAGAATTAATTAATACAAAAGATTACATCTACCCCGCTGGTATGAGGTTGTATAATACATCACCATGACACAAGAAGTAACATCAAGTATCGTCACCACTTCTGGCGGTCTTATGCTAGACCAAGATGTTTATTCTATGCCGCCCGGAGCCGCTACAAAGCTACAAAACTTTGAACCGTCTGTGTTAGGTGGCTATCGCCGTCTTAGCGGTACGGAAAAGTATTCTTCTTCTCAAGTAAACGGCACTAACACTATACAAGGTGTAGTAATATACAACGAACGTGTTTATGCTGTATCTGGAGGAGTTTTAGCTTACGGCACTGGAAGTTCTTGGACAAGCATAGCTACAGGTCTGACAACCTCCGCAAGAAGTTATTTTGAAAGATTTAACTACGAGAACGCCGAAAAGATTATTATGTCGAATGGTTCTGACGGACCGAGAGTTATCAACGATACTACTGTTACTACAATATCTGAAAGTTCTGTGGCAGGAGCTAAATTTGTAGCATCTTTTAGAGAACACATGTTTTATGCAGGAATGTCCTCTACACCTCAAGAGTTGGTATTTTCTGTACCTTTTAACGAAGATGACTTTACAAGCGGTAGTGGTGCAGGGTCCATTAAGGTTGATGATAACATAACCGGACTTAAAGTATTCCGTGATAGCTTGTTTGTTTTCTGCCAAGATAGAATATTTAAACTTACCGGAAACTCAAGCTCATCATTTACTATAGCTCCTGTTTCTCGTACTTTAGGATGCCTTGACGGATTTAGCATACAGGAAATAGGAGGTGATTTAGTTTTTCTGGGACCGGATGGTATTCGTACAGTTCAGGGTACAGCGCGTATTGGTGATACAGAACTAGGTGTTATCTCCAAGCCTATTCAACGTAGGTTTCAAAATATTTCTCTTGACCGTATTAGTTCTGTTGTTATTAGAGATAAAAGTCAATATCGTATCTTTAGACCTACTTCAGGAGGCACTGAAGTTTCTTCACAGGGTATTATTGGTGTAATTAAAGCAAATCCTCAAGGACAGGTAGGCTGGGAATGGTCTGAAATAAAAGGTATTAAACCTTCTTGTTCAGACTCTCAATTTATCAATGATGATGAACTTGTAGTACACGGCGGGTTTGACGGTTTTGTGTATAAACAAGAGTCGGGAAATACTTTTTCAGGTACAAACATACAGGCAAGTTATCGCTCTCCAGACCTAACACTGGGAGATGCAGGTATTCGTAAAAACATGCAACGTATTAACGTAAACTACGATGCAGAGGGTTCAGTAGCTTTGGCTCTTGGAGTAAAGTTTGACTTTGAAGACCCCGCTACACCCCAACCAGCGGATTATTCTTTAACTACGCAAAGTACACAAGCTGTATACGGCAGCGGTACTTACGGAACATCGTCTTACGGCTCTGATGGCTTTCCCATTATACGCCAATCTATCGAAGGCAGCGGCTTTACGGCTGTTGTAAAGGTTGACGATACTTCAAGTAATCCACCAATCACACTAAAAGGTTTTCAACTAGAGTTCACACCGGGAACAAGGATGTAATAAAAATGGGTACAGCGTATTCAGCAAGACAAAGCTCTTTTAGCGATGGCGACACTATCGACGCCGCAGATTCTAATGATGAATTTGACGCTATTCTAAGTGCTTTTGGAACAAGTGGACACACGCATGACGGAACCGCTGGAGAGGGTGGAAACGTAACAGCCTTACGAGGACATGCTTTGACGTTTGGGTTGGGAACAGCCGGAACGGATATTGTTCTGACCTTTGACGGTGAAACAAGTGACGGTGTGCTTTCTTGGATGGAAGACGAAGATCAATTTAAATTTGATGATGATGTACAAATTATTGATGATAAAAGTCTTATTCTGGGAACAAACGAAGACATCACAATTAAATACGATGAGACTACTAACAACGCTTTAGAGATTGCAGCAAACGTAGAGGGCGCTGCATTAGGTATTGTTCTTAAAGCAGATCAAGGCGACGATGCGGGAGACGAGTGGAAGGTAAACGTAGCTGATGGCGGTACTCTTACTTTAGGCAACGACATTAACAGTGCAGGTACGTACGTTACGCACATGACCTTAACGCCTAACTCTACTGTAGCTAATTCTACAGCAGCTTTTGCAGGAAGCGTCACAGTAGCAAACGCTTTGTCTATTGGCGGCACTGCAATTACTTCTACAGGTGCAGAGCTAAACATTATGGACGGCGATACCTCTGCAAGTGCTACGACAGTCGCAGATGCTGACCGTGTTGTATTTAATGATGCTGGTACAATGAAACAAGTTGCTGTTACAGACCTAGCAGCGTACTTTGATGATGAAATTACAGCAATGCCTAACCTAACGTCTGTAGGCACTCTAACAACTCTTACAGTAGATAACGTAATCATCAACGGGTCCACAATAGGACACACAGGCGATACAGACCTTATGACTGTAGCTAGTGGTGTTCTGACAGTAGCCGGTGAAGTTTCTATGACTACGCTGGATATTGGTGGTACAAATGTAACTTCTACTGCTACTGAAATAAACCTTCTTGACGGTGAAACGTCTGTAGGTGGTTCAATTACAATTGCAGACTCTGATGGGTTTATCATAAATGACGCTGGAACCATGAAGACTATTCCGGCATCTGATATTAAAACTTACGCAGCAACCGCTGCTGATGACATAGCCGCTGGAGATGCCGCTGTTAATCTTACAACAACTGCGGGCAACATTACTATTGACGCACAGGGTAATGATACCGATATTATACTAAAGGGAACAGACGGTGGTTCCGATACAACTTTTTTGACCATTGATGGCAGTGACGCTGGAACAGCTTCTTTTAATCACGATGTAAAACTAGCGTCTGACGCTTCTGTTATTGGTTTTGGTGCAGACAATGACGTAACGCTTACACACGTACACGATACGGGTCTTTTGCTGAATAGCACAATGGCTCTTCAGTTTAACGATTCTTCACAGTTTATTAACGCGCCTAGTGCTACGGTTCTAGATATTAACGCTACAGATGAGGTAGAAGTTAATGCTACCTTAATGGACGTAAACGCAAATCTAGATGTTTCTGGTACGTATACAGGTGGCGGCACAATGACCACTGGTGGAAACATTGTTGTGCCAGATGCGGGTACGATTGGCAGTGCGTCCGATACGGATGCTTTGTCTATTACGTCAGCAGGAAATATTGGTATTAACACTACGTCTCCTGCAAAGAAACTTTCTGTAAATGGACCTGCACTTGCAACTATTAGTGCGCTTACAGATGGCGCTACTATTACACCTAATTTTGATACTTCACAAAATTTTTCTGTAACTTTAGGTGGAAATCGTACACTAGCAAATCCAAATAACATTGACGCTGGGCAAACTGGCTCTATATTTGTTACACAAGACGGAACAGGTAGTCGTACACTTGCGTTTGGAAACAAATGGGCGTTTGTGGGCGGAACTACTCCTACTCTTACAACCACCGCAGCGGCTGTAGATCGTATTGACTATATTGTTATGAGTGCTTCGATTATACAAGCGGTTGTATCCCTTGACGTAAAGGTGCCTTCTTAGAATGGTATTTCAAAATAATTTGCTGGCTGGAGCTTCTGGAGTTACTGGCGCAGCACCATTTAACCCAACTCTGATCGGTAATTCAGTGTGGTTAGATGGATCAGCAGATTTTCTTAAAAAAACATTTGGCAGTGCCAGTAACCAAAAAAGATTTGTTTTGGGGACTTGGATTCAAAGAAATTCGATAAGTTCTGGCACGTTACAAACTATTTTTGCAAC